GAAAAAGATCTTCAGATCCTTCTTGAATCGTCCAGTCTCCAGTTGTTCCGTCAACTACGTTACCTTCAGCTTTAGATTTATTAGATAAATGTAAGTCACCAGTATAAATGTTTCTCCATTGTTTTGATGAACTTCCTAAATCGTAAGTATCATCTGCACTTGGTAAAGCATGCTCTCCTATTGAACCAAAGTCTGCAGTACCAATATAAGTTTTAATTCTTGAAGCTTCTGTTTTTCTTATAGTACCTCCAGCTCCATCATCTAATAAAAATAAATCAGCATCTACTATATTAGCCCCAATATCAGTTGCTCCAGTAAATACCGCAGTTGATAATTTAGCTGTTGTAACTTGTCCATCAGCTATATGTGCCGTATCAATTGATCCATCAGTAAAATGTTCGCTGTTAATAGCATCATCTGCTATTTTAGCTCCAGTTACAGCATCTGCATTTATCTTAGCTGTTGTTACTGCATTACTTGCAATCTCAGCTGCTACTACTCCGCCATCTTCAATTTTAGCAGCAGTAACAATTCCGTCTGCTAAATCAGAGGCAGTTAATGCGGCATTGGTAGGAGTACGTCCAATATAAGCCATCTTACGTTATCTCCATTATTGACAATGTTCCTGATAATTTATCAGCTACTGAACAATCTATTTTTAATTCATCTGTTGCTTCTAAAACTACCTTACCCCCCGATAAGATCTCTAAACTTGATCCAGCGGGAATGGTTACATCTTTAATTAAAAATGATGTTGTGTTAGTTACATCATTAGCACCACCTCTGCTTCCTGTATTACTTACAAGTTCTACCTCTGCTGTAACTGCACTAGAGTGTATATTTGTAAGAATTAAACCAAGAACTACTGTAGTTGTGCTACCTGCACAAGTATACATTTTATAAGCAGTACCTGCTGAAGCTGGCTCTGCTGCAAATGTAACTACTTTAAATGTATTCGCCATTTGTTATTCTCCTTGTTATTTATATTATATAGTTGTATGTAAAAAAGTCAATGATTATTTATCCTAAAGCAATTGCTAAAGCTGTTGGATCATCTGTACTAAATCCTTGTGCTGTCATTAGAGTTACTACTCTAGATAAAGCTGCCTTTCTATTTGTACCACCTGCTCCATCATCTACTACAATTAAATCAGATGTAGTTAAATCTGCACCAATATCTGTACCACCATCAATATCAATTGCAGCTACTGGTAAAGTACCAGAATCCCCTGTACCAATTAGTGTTCCAGAAGCTGTTGGTAAAACTAATACTGCTGAACTTGAAGCTGAATGTGGAGCTGCTTGTAAAGTTTGTGCGTGAGCATTTGAAGACTCACAATAAAATTTAACTTTAGCTACATTACCAGTTCCTGTTCTAATATCTATTAATCCGTCTGATACTGATACACCACCAGAACTACCATTACCATCCATAATAACTTTACCAGTTCCATTAGGTAATAAATCAATATTAGCATTAGATGTAGTAACAATATCTTGACCATTCATATCAAGATCACCACCTAACTGAGGTGATGTATCTTCTACTACATTTGTTAATGCACTAGATGTAGCAAGCCCTGATACAAGTGTTGATCTAACAATTTTTTTAAGACCACCACCTGATGTATCAACTGCTAATAATACGTCATCACTAGCTACTGAAGATATTTCTGATAATGATCCTACTGCTATTGAATTAAAGTTTGTACCATCTGCAATTAATAGATTACCTGCAGTATTTGTACCCATGATAATATCATCACCTGTTACAGTAAGATCTCCACCTACAACTACATCACTATTAAATGTTGCTTTACCTGCAGCACTACCATCAATAGTTAAGAATGTTGTATCTGCACTTCCATCTGTGCCTTTAAATATAATATCTGTATCATTACCCTGTGCATCAATAGTAATATTACCTGCTGTTGTAGTAACACTAACAGCTGCATCACCTGCACTTAAATCATCAAATGCTGTAGATATACCTTCTTGAAAATAAGTTTTAAATGTAGTAGCACTTGTAACTCGCATTGTACCACCATCATTATGTATAATACCATCACCATCAGCAATTGCTGTAGTTCCAACAGTAGCTCCACCATCTATTAAATTAATTTCTGCACCAGTTGCAGTAATACTAGTGCCACCTAAGCTCATAGCATCAGCTACTAAACTATCAATATTTGCTGTACCATCTATAAATAAATCTTTAAACTCAAGAGAGGAAGTTCCTAAATCAATATCATTATCTGTAATAGGCACAATAGCACCATCTTGTATTCTTAACTGTTGTACTGCTGCAGAAGATACTTCTACATAAAATTCTAAATGATTATTACTTGTGTCTACAAGTATTTTATTTAAAGCATCACTATCCCTAAGAGTAGTTACAGGTCCACCATCACCCGCAGTACCATCATGCGTGTGTCCTGTAGATGCATTAAATGCGGCTAATAATTGATTAAACTCATCATTAGTATGAGCCGCAGTGATAGTATCACCTGATGTAAATGTTGATTGTCTTGCCGAATAGCCTGCCATTATCTCCTTCCTCCTGGGGTAAATTCTAATTGAAAGCCTTTAATTGAAAATGCATTTGAACTACTTTGATCATCTATTTTAAGTGCAACTGCAAATCCTGAACCTTCTACTGATTGTCTAATTAAAGGTATTCCAGATGCATCATAGGTAGCATTATTATATACAGCTACTCCATAAACTGCTGCACCACCTCCTGATACAATTGATATCTTATCGGGTTGAGGTGAGTTCTGATCATCATAGTCATACCTAACTGCTAAATCTGCTTGAACAGCTGTTCCTTCTCCTTGGTAGTTTAAATTAACTCTTTGCATAAATTTTCTAATACCTGGATCTCCCATTACCATATCTGGGGATCTATATGTAGCTAATATTGTAGAGTTAGTTGTACCATTAGCAAATGTATTACCAGTTTCCATTTTATAAATATAACCATCAAAGCCACCAAATACTTGTGTCTCAACACCACTGATAAAATCAGAATCTGTTGATGATGGTTTAATACCTATCATATCTGAATACTCAAAACCAATACTATTTGTATTAGGATTAGTTTTTAATACTCCTATAATTCCTTTTGCTGAACCTTGTGGACCACTAGTTGTAGGATAGAATAATCTATATTGTGATTTATCTCTAATAACTAATGATGATATTCTGTTTAATCCTATATCATCAATTCTAGATTGTATTTGTCTAGATATAGATCCTAGTTCAACGTCACCAATCCTTGCCGTACCAGCAATAGTTCTTAAACCATCTGGTGCTAAGAATATAACATCACCACCAATCTCTTGAATACTACCACCATCTTTGCATCCAATATTTCTTGTAACTTCTTGTACTGCAAATGTAGAACTTGATGTTCCTGTTAATTTATAAATTCTATCTTGACAGAATATAATTAATTCATTCCTAAATACTTTTAATCCAACAACAGTCGAGTCAACTTTAAATGATCCTGCACCACTACCAGTTGTAAAATTATCTTCTTCAAATGGTACACTAAATATAATCTCTTGTGAGTTAGTTGCACCAGCATAAAACATATGATTTTGAAATGCTTTTACAAACTTAGGATTACTTGGAGCTGTACCACCACCTGTTGCATTTACTACATCAACTGCAAAACTTGTATTAATTATCTGTGCAGCAGAGTGTCCTGTTGCAATTATAAGTTTATCTGTACCATCAAAGTTAAATTTTTCAAAGTCGTATGCTCTAGTAGATGTACCAAGTCCAGTTGTTAAACTTGTAAAATTACCTGATGTAGTTCCTCTATGTATATCCCCACCTCTAGCTACAATTATTTGTCCATTAAATATTATTGAACAATCAACTACTAGACTAGAATTACTAGATCCTTCAGGTACAATTGTAGTATTATATTGTGCTGTCCCACTGACACGTCTATATCCACCTTTAATATCAGGCTCAAAGTTTTGTAATATAAGAGCTTCTCCAGGAGACATAGAAAACACATCTTTATTAAGTGTTAAGCCACCTGCACAACTCACTACAAACGGTGATATAAGATCAGTAGTTGGCATTTACTAAGCTGTTGTTTTTGTATTTGTTGTTTTTTTATTTAATTTTCTATTTTTAAAAAATTCTAATAATTCATCAACACTTTCTGGTCTACGATCAAGACTCATTTCAAATGTTTTTACAGCATCTTCATACGAAAGGTCTTTAGGTATCCCTGTCATTTTTGCTTCTAATTTATTATTAGCTCTTTTTTCACCATTCATATTGGTGACAATTTTCATACCATTTTTTTCTTGTTCTTCAAATTTATCTCTAATAGCCATAATATAATTTACCTTTGTTTATTAACACTTAAAATATCTTTTAAAATTTTTATACCCATTTCTTTACCTTTAGAACTCATTATACCAGGATTTTTTAATGCTCTACTATAACCTAATTTTTTTAATTCCATTTGTTCTATTTGTGTAAAAGGATTTACTACTCCAGCCATTAATTTTTTATCAGCATTTTTATCACCATCCATGTTATCAGTAACTTTCATACCATTTTTCTTTTCTTCTTCTTTTCTAATAGCCATTAGCTTACTCTACCTCCTATGTTTGTAGCAATACTTTCTCCTATGGTGTCAGTTCGCATATAATCGTTTTTAGTAGCATAGTCTACTTTTAATAATCTTAATTTTCTTTGAAAGTCTCTATCAGCTAATTGTGCATGTTGTGGATCTGATC